CTTAACGAACACTTAAAAAAGGAAAAACAAGATGTTAATTGATAAAGGCGTAATGGAAGGCGAAGTAATCACTTTCAAACTAACTAGCGGTGAAGAGATTGTTGCTAAACTACTTGAAAATGGCCCAATGTATTACAAACTTAGTCGCCCTATGGTTATCGGTATGGGTCCAAAAGGTCCTGGCTTAATGCCTTACCTGTTTACAGTTAGTCCTGACAGAGAAATCAAGTTGGCCAAGTCTACTGTTACTGTTGCAGAATCAACTGACAAAGCGTTTGCTGATCAGTTTATCGAGACAACCACTGGTATTGCACTAGCATAAATATTAGTTAACTAAGGAGTAGTATTATGCCAACAACAGTAACCATGTCCGCACCCGGCACAACAACCATTGCCGATGCTTCAGTTGATTATTCTGGTGTATATACTACTATCTCTACCGCACTAAGCACAATCGCTACTAATTCAACGTCAATCAAAGATAATATATCGTTGATTAAGGATTCGCTAGCCACTATTGCTACTCAAACAACGACCCTTGCTACTCAAACAACAACGGTAGCAAGCCAAACAACGACACTTGCATCCAACAGTACTACTATCACAGGCTTGGCAACAGGCAATGGCATACATTTTATTGGACCTTATGAAGTATTTGGATTAATTTCAACATATCGAATGATGATAGAACAGGCCAAGATTCTAGAATCTACAGGAGCTGCTCCAACTTCTGAACAAGTCGCTCAAGCGTTGATAGAAGTAAGACGTCTTTCAGAGTTGATCAAAAATAATATTTCCAAGGAGTTTTAACATGCCTGGAATAGCAAGAAACGCAGGCACAGACGCAGCCGGTGGAGCTATTATTCAAGGCTCTGGCAACGTTTTTGCCAACGGCAGTCCAGTAGCGCGAGTTGGCGACGCAGTAGCAGGCCATGGCCGCGGACCGCATAGAGGTCCTGTAATGGCAGCAGGCAGTGGTAATGTATTTGCCAACGGCATAGCAGTTTGTCGAGCTGGAGACCCAGCCACATGCGGTCACCCTGCTAGTGGTTCAGGCAACGTGTTTGCCAATTAATTTGACCTACAAACAAAATTCTGTTATAGTTAGAGTATGAAAAACAAGATCATACTCACTGACGCAGATGGTGTACTTCTCGATTGGGAATACGCTTTCAATGTATGGATGGAGCAACACGGCTTCACACTCCAAGAACCTCTCAAATACAATATCGGCAAACGCTACGGTATTGACATGGAGCAGGGAAAAAAACTAATCAAAGTCTTTAACGAATCAGCTGCCATTGGCTTCTTGCCTGCTCTAAGAGATGCCATGTACTATGTTAAACGACTACATGAAGAACATGGCTATGTGTTCCATTGTATCACTAGCCTAAGCACAGACGAGAACGCACAAGAACTTCGCCGAATGAATTTGCGAAAGTTGTTTGGCAACACAGCCTTTGATCGTTTTGTGTTTTTAGATACTGGTGCTGACAAAGATGAGGCACTGGCAGAGTACAAAGGCTCTGGCTACATTTGGATAGAAGACAAAGTTGATAACGCACTTGTAGGCGCCAACTTGGGACTACGCAGTTATCTTATGGAACACGGTCACAACATGGAACATAAAAATACAAAATATCGTATTGTGAAAAACTGGAAAGAAATCCACGAATTGGTCACTCGATGAACAGTTTAGAAAAAATTTGGGCAAGAGCAACAGGCCATTTGATGGGCCAAACGGACGAAGATCGTCCAGATGTTCCAATTTTGACTCTTCGCGAAGCCCGAATAGCATTATTCCTAAAAACATTTTGGGTTATAATACACACCGTTACCTGTTGTTTCATAATTGCCAACACAATTAAGCACTGGTAATAACTATTAAACAAGGAGACTAATATGTCAAACAAATATTCAGAGTTCACAGCAATCGTAGAAGCAATGGAAAGCGATTTCGAAAAGTTTTACGATAAAGAAGTTGGTGCCGCAGGTACTAGAGTTCGTAAGCACTTACAAGAGCTAGCCAAGCTGTGTAAAGAAACACGCAACGATGTTACAGCAGTTAAGAACGCACGTAAAGAACCAAAATAATAGCATAAATACAATATCCAATAGGAGGTAGTATGGCTTATTCAGAAAAGGTGATTGATCACTATGAAAATCCCCGGAATGTCGGATCTTTTGACAAGAGTGATCCTGATATTGGTACTGGTATGGTTGGTGCACCTGCTTGCGGCGATGTAATGAAATTACAAATAAAGGTTGATAGTGATGGCATTATTAGAGATGCTCGTTTCAAGACATATGGTTGCGGTTCAGCAATTGCCAGCTCAAGTCTTGTCACCGAGATGGTTAAAGGAATGCATCTTGATGATGCTATCAAACTTAGTAATTCGGAAATTGCTGAAGAACTAGCCTTACCCCCAGTTAAGATACACTGTAGTATCCTAGCAGAAGATGCTATCAAAGCGGCCGTAAATGATTACCGTAACCGACACAGCAAGTAAACGGATTAGACAAAATCTGGAAAAACGCGGCCGTGGCGTAGGTATCCGTATTGGTGTAAAGACTACTGGATGTAGTGGACTAGCCTATGTGTTAGAATATGTAGACGAATACACAGCCGAAGCGGGTGTTACCAACTTTGCTCAACGAGACTTTGTGGTATTGGTAGATGCCAAAAGTATAGTATATCTAAATGGTTTGACTATGGATTGGGTTCGTAATGGGCTCAATGAAGGATTTGACTTTGTCAATCCAAATGAAAAGGATCGTTGCGGATGCGGCGAGTCATTTAGAATCTAAACCAATTTAGTTGACACTGTTGTCTATATGTAGTATACTATAGACTATGTTTAACTTTTGGTAACAAATATGACAATGCATTTAGAAGGCCCGTGGCTTAGTACCAGTGGCAAGAAGAAAGGTAAAGTAAAATTTGCCAGCGCAGAAGCAAAACGGAAAAGCGAACAATTGGACAAAGATTGGAAAGATCTTCAAAAACGCTGGGGCGTTGAACTAGAAGAAAAGAAGCGCAAACGAGCTATGAGCGCTGAGCCACTTAGTGGCAATTACTCGCTGACTATACCAGCAGGCCGCAGTACAACTCATATTAAGAGTTTGGGCCAGGATAGTGGTGTCGCAATATTGGCACCAGCTAAAGTCTATACCGGGACTAAGGTAAAAGGTATCGCAACCATGCATAAGAGCAATGCGGTGCCTGTGTTTAGTGACGAAGAAGCTATCGACATTAGCAAAATGCGTAGATAACTCGGCATCTGCCGAGGATAACTACTTACTCAAGGAGAAATATATGGAAAAAATGATACGACTTGGTATCTTTGTTATTAGCTTTATGCTTATAGCAAGTTTGGTACAAACCGTGACCATGAGAAAATTCTCGTCTCTGGAAAATTCAGAAGCTATAGCTTCAACAGAAATTATAACAGCTAAAGATAGAGAAAGACAATTAGATTGTTTAGCCAAAAACATTTACCACGAAGCAGGATACGAGTCCTTCGAAGGTAAAGTAGCAGTGGCACAGGTAACAATGAATCGAGCAGCGTCTGGTAAATTCCCCAGCGATGTCTGCGGTGTTGTTTACCAAAAAAATGTATTTTACGAAAAAGTAGTTTGCCAATTTAGTTGGTATTGCCTAAATGGCGGCAAAGCAATTATTAAGAACACGGCAGCATACAACGAAAGTTATGAAGTTGCTAAAAAAGTTTTATTGGAAGGGTTCCGTTTGGACACAATGAAGAAGGCCATGTACTATCATGCCGACTACGTTAATCCGGGTTGGGGCAAACCTGTAATTGGTAAAATTGGTCGTCACATCTTTTATAAGGAATAATCATGGATTTCGATATTGAAAAAGTTAGCACATTTGTTCGTGAAAAGTTTGCCCATGTCTCAGCGGAGACATTAGGCTGGTTGGCTGTTATTGCCATTCATGCCGCAACCATCCCCAGCTTGTTGGCTGTAATGACTGGACTAACAGACAAGATGCCAGGCGCAGATTTGATTCTGTTAGCATGGACGGGACTAACTCTATTGTTTGTTAAAGCCGCAGTCCAAAAAGACATGCTCAATATTATTACAATTGGAGTTGGATTTATTATTCAATCAGTCTTGATGGTTTTGATATTTTTTAAATAACCAAAAGACTTGACCACAATGAGCCTTTGTAGTATACTATGTACTCAGAGGCTTTATTTTTACACACACAGAAAGGTTAGTATGAAATACATTATTTGTATTGTTTTTGGAATGGTGCTCGCCACCGTGGGCTTTAGCGGTATTGCTAAAATGTTCGATACAGGCGTTGACACAATTAAAACGCAAAGTCAGGAGATGGCTAAATGAAAAAACTTATTCTCGTACCCATCGTTGCGGCCTTAACTGCCTGCTCAGGCATGAAAACTGTTGAGGAACGCAAGTCTTACGCAGTACCTGATTGGTATCAAGAGTGTCAGCAAAGTTCAGTTAAAGGCTACTTCTGGTGGAAGAAAGAATTTGCCAATGCCTGCGGCGGCGGCGAAAGTACTTACGCACAAGCCGCTGAAGAGCAGATGTATGCTATTGCCATGAACAACTTTGCCAAACGCATTAACAGTGAGGTAAACTCAGTTACTGAAATCAAATTCGATAATGACCGAAAGAGCACGTACACTAAGATTTCCTATGTGGTAAAGGATACTACCATACGTGAGCACCTCCGTACAGAAACCGCACACTTTACCATGAATGGGAAGCATCACACGTTTGTTCGTTTAGAAATGCCCAAAGCAATCTTTGATCAATTGATTGCTGAATCCAAGGCTAGAAAGCAGTGAAATATATAATTGTATTAATGGCAGCGATTGGTTTATACGGGTGTGGCAGCACACCTCCTAAACAGGTAAGTCAATTCTGCCATACTAGTAAAACTATTGAAGTTGACAATGGATCATCTGTTGCCAGTAAAACTATAGTTAGCTGTTCGGATGATCCAATTGAACGTGTAGTAATGAAGCGTACTGGTATTGCTAGCGATTGCGGCGAGTACAGGTACGTTATGATGTTAAATGGTAAACCAGTTGAAAGGCGTAGTTATGCGTGTAAAAAATGGGATGGTACTTGGGAAATTGTGCCTACTGTTAGTCCTTAACACAGCCCACGCACAAAGCCCTGCTTTTGAAACTTCCAATGTGATTGCCACATTGGCAGATCGTTGGTTTGGCAACTCATTGTCTAAAACAGATATACATACTCATAGAACTTCTGTGTATCATGCGTTAAATAACTTAGACAATGGAGAGCTAGTCTCTTGGCACAATGATCAAGCTGATACAGCTGGTCAAGTAAAAATTGCCTACACTTGGCCTGGCGGCGCAGGTGTATGTAGACGGATTTATAGTTATGTACGCATAAATTCGTCGTACAGATCGTTTCAGGACACTGCCTGTTTGGACAATAATAGACAGACTTGGACTTTCATTGATAAATACTAGAATAAAATAGGAAGCTCAAAATGGCCTCAGGATTTCAACAAGACATAAACCAACTATCACCAGATTTTTATCGTGTGGTAATCACAATGAGTGGCGGCACTGCCACTTGGACAGCTCCCAGCCCAGCAAACGGCGCTGTGAACCCATACAACTGGGACAGCTATACAACATTGCCCAGTAGCGATGCTAATGGCCAAAGACTAAGTCGCGGCAACATGCGTTGGCAAGCCATTCTCGAAGAATTGACCAAGCATTCTGATGCTCAAATTCTTGATGTAGAAGTTACTAGCCCAGGTCTCACAGATGCCAACAATATTCCTACTGCCATTGCGTTTAGTGTAAAATACGATAGAGACGATTTTGTACTAGGTGCAGTTCAAAAAATTGCTACAACATTTGCTCCTACCACAGGTGCCGCAGTTACTATTGATAATACAGTGAAAGCGATACGTTATCTAGTGGGTCAAGGCATTCAGCGTGGCGGCACAGCTGGTTATACTCGTACACATAATACGTATTCATTTGCCAACACTAACGGCTATCAACCAAGCATCACAATCACTCGTCCAGACACAGATGGTGACGTTTATGATGACATATCTGTTGCTGCAATCAACGGCACTGAATTGTAATACATGATTCTTGCTTGGTTATTATTACTTACTGGTCTCACCATTTCAGCGGTCGCAATCTATTATTCGGTAATAGGTTTGACCGCTATCTTTTCAGCGGCAGTGATTCCTATCATTGTCATGGGGTCAGCACTTGAAGTAGGTAAACTAGTATGCGCCAGCTGGTTAAAAGCCAATTGGGAACGTGCTCCTGCTTACATGAAGTATTACATGATATCCGCTGTGGCTATTCTCATGCTGATCACCAGTATGGGTATTTTTGGATTCCTGTCCAAGGCACACAACGATCAAAATTTAGTGTCGGGCGATGTACAGAGTAAGATTGCAATATATGATGAAAAAATTAAAACAGAAAAAGAAAATATAGATGCAAATCGTAAAGTTCTCAAACAACTTGATGAGGCAGTGGACCAAGTTATGGGTCGCTCAACGG